TGAGATGGAAGAATGGCTATCAGAGGAGGATTATGAGAAGTTAATACTTTCAATCCGTCAGAAAGGCAAGCAATTGCGGGTTATCCTTATTCTGAATCCCTCCAATGCCGAGCATTTCATTTATAAGAAGTACATTGAAAAAACACATAAAATAGTAAAGATTGACGGAGTAGAAGTGCAAATATCCACCCACCCAGACGTATTGCACATTCATACTACCTACTTTGATAATATAGAAAACCTCAATGAGCAGTTTTTTAAGCAGATTGAGGAGATAAAAGCCCAAAGCCTCGCACAAGCTACTAATGAGAGAGGATTCTTTAGTCAATCCCTATTCAACAAAACCAAATACGCTCAAAAAATCATAGGTCGCTGGGCTGATGTATCCGAAGGGGTAATATTCACCAATTGGGAGATGGGAGAATTTGATACTTCACTGCCTTATGGATACGGACAAGATTACGGATTTAGCATTGACCCAGATACACTCATCAAAGTAGCCGTGGATAATCGTAGCAAAATCATTTACATTGATGAAAAGTACTATAATAACAAGCAATTATCCTCTGATGGGCTATATCAACTAAATAGCACTTTGATAGATCGCCCTGACGACCTTATTGTAGCTGATAGTGCCGAACCTCGTCTGATTGCAGACCTAAGAGACAAGGGGCTAAACATAGAGCCTTGCGAGAAAGGAGCAGGCAGCGTATCGGCAGGCATAACAACAATGCTCAATTATAAGTTAATGGTAACGCCTGAGAGTTTCAACGTGATGAAGGAGCTAAAGAATTACGCTTGGAATGACAAGAAAGCAGGTATCCCCATAGATAACCACAACCACGCTATAGATGCTATTCGTTATATCACAATGAAGCTACTAAGTGGTACCAATAACAACCTATACCAACTCGCCTCAATGATTTAGCAGGTAGCACCTGCAGGCAATTATTTTATAATAACTTATACTATGGACAAACAGACTATGACACAAGAAGAATTCAAACAAGGAGTAACATTAATAGATATTTCTACTTATCAGCGTCAATATGATGTTAAAAAACACGAAATACTTACCAATAAGCACCGTTATCCTGACCCTGAAATAATGATACCACTCACTGACGAAGTAGGTAATCCCTTATTAGATAGTCAGAACAAACCACGTTTTGAAAAGCGTACTCGTTCCCTCAATCGTATAGGCTTACCCTATCAAAAGCGTATCGTTGAAATTGCTACCATGTTCCAAACTGCTATACCTTACAAATATACTGCTGAAGATAGTACTTTGTTTACTGCTTTTCAGGAGGTTATCAAGGCAAATAAAATGAACTTTTCAGATAATAAAATATGTACAGAGGTAAAGCGATACACTCAAGTAGCTGAGTTGTGGTATCCAGAAGAGGAGGAAAACGAGCAATACGGTGTACCTTCTAAATTCCTATTGCGCCACAAGGTGCTATCACCTGAAAAGTACAAGCTATACCCACGATTTGACGATAATAACAACCTTATATCTTTTGCCGTTGAAAGTACCACCAAAGAGGGCGAAATTGTATTCCAAGCCTTCACCGCTGAATTTATATACACTTTCACCACTAAAAACGGACAAACTACTACCGAAGTAAAACCTAACATCATAGGAAAAATACCTGTAGTACTATACCAACAAGACAAGCCCGAATGGGATAGTGTACAACATCTTATTGAGATAGCAGAAGAACAACGCACTTATTTTTCTGAAAGTAATAAGAAGTTCGGAGAGCCTATACTAATGATTTCTGGTAAGATAGAAGGTAAAATGTATGGCAATAATATGGGAGGCAAAGTATTCGAGGTAAAAGATGGGGGTAATGTGCAATTCGTAGTGCCTCCTAATGCTAATGATAATTTTGATAGAGAAATGACAATGAATCGCCATGATATACACGAGTTCACACATACCCCTGACCTTTCCGATGAGTTCTATGTAGGCAAAGGAAATATGCTCTCAGGCGTAGGGCGCAAACTCGCATGGCTACCCGCTCATCTCAAGGTAAAAGATAACGAGGCTATATTTATCCCTGCTCTACAAAGGCGTATCAATATCATTTTGGCTTTCCTTTCCAAGATGTATATCCCCTTTGAGAAAGAACTCAAAACCATAGACATCACACCTATCATCACCCCATTTGATATTGACGATGATACCGAGATGATACGTACCCTTATGGAAGCCAACGGAGGAAAACCTTTATTATCACAACGAGAAGCTATGCAACGCTTTGGTATTACAGACCCTGAAGCCCAATTACAGCAAATCAAAGACGAGGAAAATAGCAGCCTCAATGAAGCAAGTATCTAATGAATTACGATAACGAACATAGAAAGCACCTACTCGCTTACCTACAACAGATAGAACGCTTATTCTATCAGTGGGTAGGTTTTTCTGTGTCATTGGCTCTTAAAACTGACTTCAAAGAGTTTGTTACAAAATCTTTATTTGCCTTTGCCGCTACCAAAAAAGGAAAAGCCTTTGAAAAGGAATTAGCTAATTTCAGCAACCAATTAGACCAAATCATAAAGCAAGGTATCACCAAAGAATGGGCATTTGCCAACCTCAAACAAGACCACCTACTAAGAGAAGGACTAACCAAGTATCAGAACTTAGAAGCCCTTGAGACCTTTAAGAAACGTAAGATTAAAGATTTCACGGTCTCCAATCGAGTATGGGACATTGCTAAAAAAGCACAAACCGAAATAGAGCTTGCTTTATCTGTTTCCTTAGAGGAGGGTAAAAGCGCTGTCCAGCTTAGTCGCGAAGTGCGTAACCTTCTGAATAACCCTACCGCTCTATTTCGTAGGGTCAGGGATAAATATGGCAACCTTGTATTAAGCAAAAACGCCCAAAACTATCACCCTGGGCAAGGAGTATACCGCTCCGCCTACAAAAACGCCTTACGCCTTGCTAGTAATGAAATCAATGTAGCCTATAAGTCCGCTGATTGGTTACGGATACAGCAAAACCCTGATGTAGTAGGCTTTGAGGTACGTCTATCCCCACAGCACAAAGTATATGATGTATGTGATGAACTCAAAGGAAAATATCCGAAAACATTCCGCTTTCATGGATGGCATGTAGGCTGTAAGTGTCATATTGTTACTATTCTTAAGACAGAAGACGAACTAATAAAGGAACTAAAGGCCGATGAAACTTTACCCCCTGAAAGTTCGTCTAATTACATAGATGATGTGCCAAGTAATTATAAGCAATGGGTAACTGATAACAAAGATAGGTTCAAAAATTGGAAAACAAAGCCTTATTTTATTGAGGATAACAGAAATGATAAGGATATATTACAGAAGTTATTAGAAGTATCACAGTCTTTCCAAAAAAGTACTTATGTAGCCTTTGAACCTTTTTCACCTATGATTGTTGAGCATTTAAAGAGGGCAGGTAGCAATGCCAAAAAGCAAGCCCTTTTACAGGAAATAATAGACGACAACAGAGCAAAACTCATCTTTCAACACGAAACAAACGGTGCTAAGACTGTTATCTTTGACCTACATAAAGGTAAAGGAGAAAGCCTAAATAACACATTAGCAATGGCAAAAGCACTTAACGAGAAAGGAAAATCTGTCGCTCTATTACCTGAATATGAAAATATAAGCAGCGCCGATGCTATCGTTCATTTCAAAAACAAATTAGTAATTGCTGATTTTAAACATAGTACTACTAAAAAGATAGGAACCCTAAAAGCAGATATTGAAAAAGGATTTTTACAATCTGATAATGTCATATTACAATTAGAAAATGGAAATACAGATTTGTTTGTGCAGTCTATTGAAGAATTAAAAAGAAAAGGAAAAGGACTCGGTAATATGATACTGTTGAACAAACACAATGATATATTAGAAATATCTGAAAAAGAATTTAAATTAGGTAAATACAGAAAGTTAGTAAAAGGCTTCTTCTAAATAAAAAACTACCTTGAACTCACAATATTCAAGGTAGTTAGTGAGCTTCGGGATATAACCGCAATTACGCTCTGGCGGGCGTTGCCCTTGCAAAAGTTCTTAATACCCTTTTGCAATGCAAAGGTACAACAATTCTTTTAAATATCAACAAAAATATGAAAATTAACAATATTGACATACAAGCTACCTACCATACCTACCTTTTAGATGGAAACTACAAGGATTTACTTTGCTTTCCTTCTCTCAAAAAACTAAATAGTAACGACTGGGCAGAGTATTACGGCAAAGAATACGACACTGACGATCCACAATTAGACACATTCTCTTTTTCATTATCTTTTATTTCTAAAAGTAATCAATACGACCCTTTTATATCCTTTCTCACAGCACAGACTTATAACGATTTTCACTTCGAGGAGTTGGGTAAGTCTTTCCGATTTCGATTTATAGGGGTGAAAAAAGCTAAAGAAGAGCAAGGGTATATCTCATTCGAAGTTACTTTTGCTAATGATACCCCCTTACAAGGTTATACCTATATTGCCCCTAATGACACTTTACCTCCTTCAGGTTTTACAATTGACAACATAGACCTATCCAAGTATGGTATTTACTTATTGGAGGAGAATGAAAGCAACCTACTAAAGAGCTATGAGGTTAAAGAACACCTAACTACTACAAGCAATACCATTATGGGAGTACAATATGCTGAATATCCTAATGTGTTTAAGGAACGTACCCTTGAGCTTCTCTGCTATATCAAACAGCCTGTCAATAGCTTTTGGAAATTGTACGAAGCGCTATTATACAACCTTTCTCAAAGAGGAGAACGCTCCATTAATGCTTTGGGTAGTACCTTTAAGGCTATCTATCAAAAAGCAAGTGTAAAAGAGGTGCTACTCACAAAAGACACTTTGAGAGTGGAATTTACCCTTTACTTTGTGGTAGTATAAAAAATATACAAAGAAAATACAAAAAATAAACAAACTCATATAAAGAGTATGTCTCACGCATAGTGTATCTTTGTGTTTGGAATTTAAGCACTAATCGCTAATAACTATGCAACTTCATTTTAATAGCACCTATATAGATGTCCTCCCTACTGATGAGAGCTACCGATACCGCTCCATTATGGGAGAACACACCCTTACCTTATATTTTGCATTACCTTCTTATACAGATATACCTACTGGTGCATGGTGTGAATTTGCTAATGAGAGGTACACACTCAATCAGCCCGCTAAAATCGTAAAACATAACACACGACACTTTGAATATACCCTTACCATGGATAGTGAGGGGGTAAATCTCAAGAATTACAAGTTTCGTAACCCCAACGATAAAACCCTTAAATTTCCTTTTACAGCTTCCCCTCGTTATCATATTCAGATATTAGTAGATTGTCTTAATATGATAGATAGCGGGTGGCAAGTAGGTAATTGTATAGAAGCCTCAGAGAAACTTGTATCTTACAACCATAATAACTGCCTCGAAGCATTGGAAATGATAGCCAAGGCTTTTGAGACAGAATACGAGATTATAGGTAAAACTATTCATTTGCATAAGGTAGAGTATTTCAAGAACAATCCCCTACCCCTCCAATATGGCAAAGGCAAAGGCTTCAAAACCGGTGTAAGTCGCACTACTGAACAAAGCCGTATCACCCGCCTCTATGTACAAGGAGGCGACCGTAATATTGACCGCTCTAAGTATGGCAACAAGGAATTATTGCTACCCAAATCACAAGAGTACATATATGAAGGGGTAACATTCCTTTCAGATGACAAAGGGCTATCTATAGCTATCAAGAATGCGCAAAATAACGGCTTTGTAAATGAGCAAAGCCTTGATTTGTCTCATATATATCCTAAGCGTAAAGGTACAATTACAGAAGTCTTTGAAGTGGATCACGACAAACACTTCTACGACTTTACAGATACTTCCATTCCTGAAGCACTCAATTTTTCAGACCTACAAATCAAAGGGGAAAAAATGCTAATCTACTTTGAAAGTGGTATGTTATCAGGTAGAGAGTTTGAGATTAGCCGTTATGAGCACAGCAGTGGATACAACCATAGCGCACGCCGATTCGAAATAGTTCCTAAAGAAGAAGATGGCACAACAATGCCTAATGATATATTCAAACCTGCCATAGGTGATGAATATTCAGTGTATAATATGCAAATGCCTAATGCTTACATCAGCGACAATGCAACCAAAACAGGGGCAAGCTGGGAGATGATGAAAGAAGCGTGTAAATACCTATATGAAAATAGAGCTGATATGTTTACTTTTACTGGTGATTTGGACGGGATATGGGCAAAAAAGAACTGGGCTAATGTAGGAGGTCGCCTCAAAATGGGGGGATATATCAATTTTTCAGATACCGAATTTCAACGGACACCCGTAGCTATTCGTATCGTAGGGATTAAAGAGTATGTAAATAACCCTTATAGTCCGCAAATAGAACTATCTAACAAGGTACAAGGACATTCTTTTGTTTCTGAGATGTGCAAACTGCAAAACCAAGAAGTATATTTTGGAGAAATGAACAAGAAAGCTATATCAGAGACTAAAAGAAGTTGGCGCAATGCTTTAGAGACGATCAAACAGATAGAAGAAGCCTTCCCCGAATACACCAAAAGCATCATTCCTGCCACTGTACAGACGATGATGGCATTAGTAGGCAATAAGTCAGGGCAATTTGTCTTTGTGGCCAATAAGACCAACCCTATCACCGTACCTCATACCTTGTACTTTGATAGGAACAACAAGCAACTCAACGCAGGCAGCGGTTGGATAAAGCACTACGCATTAGGTACAACCGACATTAAGCCCAATTATTCAGCAGC